CTGAAAATGTGTCAGAAACAATTGTCCGCTATGCGGGTTGCTTCTCTTGGAATACTGCGGGAAGTTTCTTTTTCTTTCTTCCCTTCTTTATAGGCTCAACTTTTGCCACGGACTCTGCGTACTCGCCTTCTTTAAAAAAATAGCAGTTACGCAAAACCTCGACATCCACCGAAGCCTTGTATTCCATGCAGACTTTCGTCTGCGGTACGAGATGAACGCAATCCTCACATTTAATATCTTGATGAGGAGGCATTATTCATCTCCATGTATCAGGGTATTCCATCGATCTATCATCTTGACCACCTCTGTATGGCGGGGATGATTCTCACTGAAATACGCTTTATAGTCATCGCTTTCCGTGTCTCTATAGAAAGCGTCTTTGGCGCGTTGCGCTGATTCTGGATCAGCAAACGCATTGATCTTTGGATCACCTAAATGCTTGGCTTCACCATGATCTTTTGCAATGCGATCCAACATTTTTGCTACGTTTGGATCATTACCGAATCCAGATGTTTCCAGGTATCGCCTTTCATCAGTCGTTGAATATTGATCTACCAATCTCTGGATGCTGGAAATCTTTTCATCATACTGTCTGCCCCAATCTGCTCGAAGCTCTATCTCGGCTTTTTGGATGCTGTTTTCCTGCTGCACCTGATGCTGCACAAACATGTCTTTCGATTGGACGTTATACCAGTTATATAAATCTCCGACTTGTTTGCTGTTTAAACCCAGGCCGTGAGCTTTCTTTAAAAACTCACCTTCCATGTGTTCATCGTAATTCATTCCCTCTGGGATTTCCGGCTTCTCAAACTCGTAGTTATCGGGAGTGTCAGGTCTTCCAAGTTTGGAATGATAACTATCAATCTCTTCCGCCGTTGCGTTCTCCCCAGGAATTTTAATCGTGCCATCAAAATATTTTTCGAGCTGCGTGTACGACTTTGCGAGGTCACTAACATCCTTGAACTTCTCAAGAGTTTTGACCCCTTGCAACTCGTCAGGCAAACCATCCCGCCATGTTTCTTCCTTCTTTTCTTCAACTTCTGTTTGCTGCTCAACTTCGGGTGCTTCTGTTTCGGTGACTACCTCTTCCGAGGTTGCAGTCGTTTCTTCGTTCATAAATCCTTCCCGTGGTTAGTCCAGTGTTCCATGTTGTGCTTGATCTGTAGGAATACCGCCCGACATCCTTCATTATAAGAAGTTGTCTCCGGTTCCCCTGGAACAAAACTGGAAGTGTTATTGTATTGGCTTTCCAGCCATTCATACACCAACCTCCCGTCACTGCTCGTAAACGTATTGTAAAAAGCGCTTGTAATATCCCGCTCAGACAACTCCGCCGAGTTGTTGGGCGAGCGCTGCTTTGTCTTCTTCACTTAAATTGGCTGCTCCATCTTGCAATACTTTCATTGCAGGCGCTGCTTTACCCGCAGCTTCTGCGGTAGCGCCCACTTGCTGCATCTGTTCCATTTGAGCTTGTTTCTGCTGCTGCGCTGCGATGTCTTCTTCCATTTGCGCTGATCCCTTGACCACTGATTTCGGTACTCCCAGAATAGGCGCTGCGATTCTTCCGGCTGCCATCAAGTCAGGCAACTGCGCCACTCTTGGGTCAAGTTGGCTCCACTGTGCAATCAAGTTCATCCAGCTTTGTATCGATTCGACTTCCACCATCTTTTGAGATCGTGCCAACTGCCCGACATACTCAATGTCAATCGCATCCATTTGTGCAATTTCCGGCGGAGGAGGAGGCAAAGCTTTTGTTCTAAACATAATGCCGACCACCCTCTCCAGCATTGGCCCAAGCACTTCCGATTCAAACCTTGAGATCGTAGGGCCAAGCAGTCGTTCCATTTCGTTGCGAAGCTGACTAATTTCAGTTGCCGTCATCTGCTTCGTCCTTGGAATATTCAACTGATCTGTCAGGTAAATATCCCGAATCGATTGACGCAAGTCATTCGCCTTCAAGGATGACAAGTCCAGCCGTAATTCCGTAGGAAGTGTTCTTACATCATTCGGATTTCTTGAATAGATGATAGAATTACTACCCAGTTTGACCGTGCCGATAAAACCATCTTCAGGTGCAAGGATGGGCGGATTAACCGCTTTCTCCAAGCCGACCAACTCAAGTTTGCGTAGCTGGTTGAGCGATTTGATATCATCCAGCGCAATGGCGGCAGGCCCACGGCCTCTCGTTTCGCCAGACGCTTTATCCCACCTTCCAACCATGTACGGAAATTCCTTGTAACCTCTTTCCTCAATCGCAATAGCTTTGTCCATAAAGATGTCAACCGAGGCAAAGGGAAACTTGACCTTGGAATTCAGTTCCCTGGTTGGCGCAACCACCCGCAAAAATTTAAACTTATCGTCCGGCGTGTCTTTTAACGACTTGGCAATCACATCGGGAACCTCCGCAGAAGGAAACCTTTGAGCAAACTGCCGTGCCGTTAATTCAAATTCCCGCATCACGGTATCGACCATGCCTGCATCATCTTCGGCAAATACATAAGAAGAAATCGGCAATGCCCTGAAGGTCAATCCGTTAAATCCTTTTTCCCTCAGTTCTGCCTCTTCCACATACAGGCAGATCGTTGCAAAAGAATTGAAGTCCAGGTAAATCTCGTTGATAACAGGATAAAAATTACTTTGATCAAGTGCATAACGCACTCCATCTTCTACCGTCTTAAACCAGTTCAGAACATTCTGGCTATCGTTGAACTGCTTGAACGGCGAAGCTTCTGGAATCTTGAAACCAAACCACTGGATCGCTTTCGGCGTTAATGTGTCCGCCATAATCAGAGCCAATGTGTTGGCAGCGTGTGGCGCAGTAGAATCGTAATGCTTATGCCTAGCCACTCCAGGTACACGGTTTTCATCCAGGGATTGTTTGCGCGGACGAATAAAATCCACCACTTCCCGATAAAATGAATCCCAGAGACTCCTGTCTTCTTTAAGTCCTTCGTTACGCCTTATCAGGCTCTTTGCATTAACTGCCATTTAATATCCGCCTAATTTCTGTTTCGCTGACTGTTCTTCTTCGACCAATCCCGCAGCGCCACCCTCGTTAGTAATCAATGACCTTCTACCGCGCTGTTTCTGTGCCGCTGTCTTTGCCCTCGCTGCTACTTGTTTTTCCTCTTCCTGCTTGCTGACATCCGGCAATGGCGGAGGAGGAGGCGGCATTGGAGGTAGGCTTGGCGCTCCGCCAAAACAACCCGTAAATATCAAATCAAGTATGTTCATCAATAACCTCCAAGTTTCGGTTTCCTGCCAGCATCATCATCACCCAATCCAGGCGCACCCCCAACATTCGTAATCAAGGAAGTTCTGCCTCGCCTCTTGTTGGATGCGGTTTTTTCCCTTGCTGCCACCGCGTTGTCTACTGGCGATGGCGAAGACGCTGGTGCAGCCGCTTTCTTAGTAGTTGGTGCAGCCGCTTTCTTAGTAGTTGGCGCAGCCGCTTGCGGAGACACTGGCGCTGGGCTTGGAGCAGGCGGCGGTGTATAAACAGGGCGCGGAGGTGCGCCGCCCATGACTGCGAAATAAATATCAAATAAGTTCATTAGAAAAATTCAAACTCCTGTTCAGCTACGGTTTGTAATGGTTCCATCCTGGGCTGTCGGTAATCCATTGCAAGCTGCATAAACGCATCGGCAGCGTGTGATGCCCAGTTATGTACGGGTGTTTTTTTATACACTCCCAACTTGTCATCAAATTCCTTGTGGTAATTGCGTAACGATGAAATCAACTTTTCGCATTTGGCCTTATCAAACCAGCATTTGGATATGATCTGCCTTCCCTGTTCTATTGCTTCTTCTTTTGCTCGTACTTTTTTACCGACCGTAAATATGATTCCCAGACTCCGTGCCGTATCTCTTCGGCTCTTTCCTGTAGTAAGCTCTCGAACCTCAATATCCCACGGTGCATGATGCGCCCCATAAACGTAAGGCTTCGATTTAAGTACGTTGATAAAATGTGGAAGACCCTCACCATTCGCCTCGTAGTAATCAATTAAACGAATTTCATTGCCCACCGTCTGGTAAAATATAATTGCAGTGGCATCATCTACACCTAAATCCCATGCCGTACATACATCAATCTTTGGCTCCCACGGTATATTCAAAAACCGTCCATCGTCTTCCGCTTTCGTCATCTCCCTTGCAAAGTAAGCTCCAGGGATTGCCGCGTGAAACGAACAGAAATACTCTTGCTGGATCATCTCCGGCGAAAGTCCTTCGCGTTCTTCATCAGCAATGTCTTCTTCCGACACCACCCATGACCCGTCTTCCCCTTCCGCATCCCGCTTCGTATCTTTTACCGTGAGCTTGGAGCAAAACCACTTGTCATTCTTATCCGCCATCTCGTACATCTTATGACCGTGATTCTGTCCGCGAGGCGTATAAATAAACAACGCCCAGCCGTCGTTCTCCCTGACAATCGGGCGCATCAAATCCCACGCCTTCGGAGTCATAATCGGGTACTCTGAAAAGATCAGCCCGACAGGGTTTGTCCCGACTAGCCAATCCAACCCCATATCCGTCCCAACCAGTTGATAGATACTCCCGTTTGTAAGGGTTATCTTCATGTCCGTTTCATTCTTCGTCTTGATCAATTCCTTCGGGAAATGATCCATTACTTTTAATCCAGATTTATCAATTCCATCCCATATAGCTTTTCTTGCCTGTCTTGCTGTCGGGAATAAATGATAATACTGGCCTACTCTCTGGAACATCATCTTTGAGCATAATGCCAGGGAACATTTATCTTTTCCGCTTCTTCGATGCCAGCAAAGCACTCCCCGCTTGATTCCGTTATCAAACGCCTCAAACAGAGGGATTTGGTAACTCCTCGGTGTAAACTTGTGTGGTAGAGTCAGGTTGACCATTGTAATTAATTATATTTACTTGTACGTTTGTTCCCGTGTCATTCTCTTCCTTTTGTGCAAGCTTCGCGTACCAGCCAAAAAGTTCTCTGCGGTTTCTGTCACTGGATCGCGCCCAGGAGGTAAGCTCTTCCACTCCTCCAATGTTGGCAACTGCTTTCTTGATCGTGCCAGCAACTCCAAGGTCTTCAGTTTCCTGAACAACTTTTTTCAACTCCTTCGGCGTTCTGATTCCAAGAGACTTGTTCACTTTCTCGAATGCTTCTTGTTCCTGTTCGTTCATAATCCCCTGAAGAATTAAAGGGCGCTTGCCATGCTTCTCCAACATATTTGTAAAGCGTCCATTGTTTAAATACAAAATAATCCGTTGCGTGTTCTTGCGGACAAGAACTGATTACCCAGTAAACCTCGTCTTCAACCACCTTGGCATTGCAACTCACACCCATATTCGTAGCCATGATAGGATGAGCAAAAGCAATGTCCGCTTTCTTGTCACCATCCGTATCGTAATAAAGTGTCAGGTTGGCTGGGACTTCATTCGCTTCCCAGTTCACCAGCATTTCCAACGGCGGCTCAACCACCTCATTTGCAGCTAAAGAAGGCAAGGCCAACGCGAGAAATAATGTCAAAGCCGCGATGTTATTTACCATTAACCGCATCAATGATGGCTTCTGTCTCATCAAAAAAAGACATCGCATCAATGTAAAAACTACCCAATTGTTTCAACTCGCTGTTATTTATGCAATGATCTCCAGCGTTCTTAAACTCCAGTTGCGGAGTTTTTGGGCGCAGGGGATAAGCAATATTCATCCCCGCACTTGGAATAGATTGGCAGCTAGTCGTCAGGAGTAAAAACAGAACGAGGATCATCGTCCAGGCGCTTGTGCTTTTCATCACTTTTTTTGCGTATTTCATCTCGCGCTTTATTGATTTTGCCATGAATACCCAAGGCTGCTTTATAACTTCCTGATTTTTCAATCTGCTTGCCAATCCTGATAAAATAAATAACTGCACCAACTCCAATTACCAAGACAACAACCAAAGTTGTCATTACTTACGATCCATCCCCATCTTCCAGGTAGCGGCTCCACCTATGCCGACCATGCCCCATACTTCAGGTGTGAAGTGGTGATAGCCCATCATCTGACATACCATCATTGCCATTCCGATGACCATCATGGTGTACGTCTTGTACCCAGGAGCCATCTTGTCAATTATTTGAATCACTGCTTTAACCATCCTGTTTCACCTCTAATTTAGAAATTTTATTAATACAACCTATTGGAATCTGACCTCGTACTGCCGTACTCTTACTCTCCTTGTCACTTGACTCAATGTTGTTGCAAAAATAAATCGTCTTCTTTGTCGCTTTTAAAAAAAACCCAACGGTCTTGACAGGGATTTCCTTGTACTTTGCTACATCACTCAAATCCGCCCAGGCATTCTCACCTTCAATATCTCCGGCATCGTCCCACTCGATAAGCAGGCAGGATTCCGGCGTTAGTGAACGGATAGTTTTTTTTATACTCAATACACCCATAAGCAAGGTGACGGTTTTCCATACCTATCCGCCACATCGACATGAATAAAAGTTTTAGCTATACCCATGCGGCTAAAATGCGTCCGCAAAAATCCCGCCAGTTGATCTCTCTGGAAACAACCAGAAACCGCAATGTCAGCTGCGTATCCATCCAGGTGCGTTGAGCCTTTGCGACCTTGAACGGCGGGGCTTGAATTATGTTTTTCGCAGCGCACCCCTGATGTGATATTTATAGGCTTGCCG